GGTACTATTTTCCAATCTAAATTTAAATAAGACAAATCACCATTAATAGACAATTCATCTTTATATTTTGAAACAGGTTGTTCACCTCTAGCATATAATCTTAGGCTGTGATAATTTTGAAAATTTTGTAAATATCTATCACCCCCTATGTCTTGTCTAAACCATTCGTTCTCTATAGCTTGGGCTACTTGTAACCCATACTCATAACTATTCTTTTCTGAATCAGGTACTACCTGGTCTGGGAATGAACTGTTATAATTTGTGTAAACCATTTATTTAAATTATTTTAGATGTTGAACCATCATTGTTATATTTTCTTATTCCTAAGCTCATAGGTTTAAAAACTCTTTTAGCTGAAGGAGCATATTTATTTTTATTACAAGCCATTATTGCTAATCCTGAACTAATTGAAGCATCATATTTTGTTCTATTATTTAAATTAAACTTTGACCAATCATTAAGGGTTCGTATAAAATACATGTCCCCGTAAGCATCATTATTAAATCCAACGTATGAATCTATATAACTTTCGATAGCGGCAGCATGTGCTTGTTTCATATCTTCACTTGAATTTGGTACACCACCAATCTCTCTTTCAGTAATAGATAATTTATTATAGGTTTTATCAGGTCTGTTTATTGAATAACCTCTATAGCCTCTTCTTTTTAAATAATATAATAATCTTGGTTTGTTATTTTCTGCAAGTATAGGCATTCCGTAAAACACTAAAGCCATTAATACATCTTCAAAAAATGTTTCTGCATTATCAGGTCTTGCAACATATTCCAAAAAAAACATATTAGGTGGTACGTCTTCCATTGAAAACTTAGTTAATCCATGCAAAGACCCTTTAGATCCTCTACCATCAACTGTACCAGATATATCGTAACTATCACATCCAAATGCTCCACAATGTTCATTGCCTGGATATTTAGCCCCATTTTTTAAAATTATTTTATTCTGCATTTTATTATCAGGCACCCAGGAAATAAAAAATCTTCCTTTATTGTTTGGAACAAACATTACTGTAGTGTCTCGTACTCCACCCATCCATTGAAAATTACCTTGAGTTATTAAGCTTGAACGGGTAATTTCTTCATTATAATCTATTTGTTCGTAAATCTTAGTTAGATTAAATAAAGATTGTTTAGTTTCATCTCTAAAAGCATGCTGTATAGTTCTTGGAAATTGCCTGTAATATTCATTTAAAGCGTCTTGATCTGTTTTTAAACCTTCAACTTCGTTTTGCCAATAATCAATTACACCTATATCTACTTCACTTTTATCTATACTTTCTACAGGTTTTTTCGGTGTATCGAATATAGGTACTCCATATTTATCAATGAATCCTTCGTAATTCCATTCCATAGGTATGAACAAAGAATATAATCCTGAACTAGTCTGTCCGTTCCGGTTTCTTTTAGCAACGTTTGAATTTTCATATAATCTTTTAAAGTTTTCTCCTCCTTTGTCTAATGCATTTGATGTTGATCCCATCATACATTTACCAACTATTCTGCTACCTAATCGTAGTGTTGTTTTAGTTACCCTCCAGTTGTTTAATATATTATCAGGTCTTTCCCATTTACCAGATTCGTCATGTACTAACAACTTTAGTTTTTCACCGTCATAACTGTTATCTCCAGTGTTTTTCCAGTCAATAGTAGTATCTAGTCCTTCAATATCTTTTAGTTGCTCGTTTAATTCTATTTTCCGTCTAGTTAATTTCGACGCCGGGACCCTGTACGCAAGCTCTGTCTTCGGCCTGTCCATCCCGTCCTGTACCGGTTTGAAGAAGAACGGATAGTTCGTGGATATGGGTACGACCTTGTCGGTAAACATTTTTTTTGCATCAGCACCCGTTTTCGATAAAATTCCAAATCTAGCATCGCTTGATATCGTTGCCTGGCTAACAGCCTCTGATGATGCCATGAAGCTAAACCCAGACCGTCTATTCTTGAGGTAGCATATACCGTAACATCTACTGTCGGCCTTACAGGCTTCCCAAAATATGTAGAATAATCTGTTAGATTCCCTGAACTCTGCGGCCCCAACATCAATCTTAGTCCACTGCAAGTACATGTAGTGAGAACCAGTAATGTAAGTAGGGGTACCATTATTATAGAACGAAAACCCTTCTTCTCTAGCTTTAAATTCATTCTCTATATAGTTATACCATTGTTCTTTAAAATTATCAGGATAATTATTCCAATCAAAAACACTTTTAATTTTACTAAGTGCTTTAGGATATTCAAATTTTTCCCAATATTGTTCGGCTTTTACATTACTTCTTTTATAAGCTTTGTTTATTATTGGTAATCCAACTCTAAAGCCTTGTATATCATATATCGCACCTACTGTGCCATTTTTACTTATAACTACTAAATCATATTCTTTATTATAACCGTACTTAAAACTTTTTAATCTGTTTAGTCTTTTTAAAGTATTAGGCCGTATGTGATCATCTACAACTGAATATAGTGTTTGTTGATACATTACTTAGATCTGCTTTCAGCAAAGCCGCCAAACTTATTAGCTTGCTTTGTATTATCTTCTAACATTTTTTCTTCTTGCTCTATTCGACTTAATATTTCAAATGCATCAAATATCGCTAGTTTTTTAGTTGCAGCAGCGTTTTTAAGCCTGTCTGCAGATATATCATCACCTGAATCTACAATTGCTTCTTTAGCTACTTTTATTAATTCCTCAACTGCTAACTGCCCAGCCTTTATAATTGCTAGCTTTGTTTCTTTTGTATTCATAAGTATCTAGATTTAACTGTATTCTTATGCATACCTAAAGCATCATTTTGCCCATGGAGGGTTGTATTCAACTTCGTTTCCTTTGTATTCATATTTAATAACAATATCATTTGATTTCATACAGTATAAACGCTCGTTATCTATTATAAACTCCCACTCACCATTTGGTGTAAACCCTACCAGGTCACCAGAGCTAATATCAAGCGCATTTAAAGAGCTATTGTCATACTTTAGTATACCAATAAGGCTTTGTTCTTTATCTTGCTTTAAATAGTCTTTATTTAAAATAGGTTTAACAAAGCATCTGTCTCCAAAAGCTCCCCATTTACTATTTTTTTTATGCAAATAAATTTGATCTATTTGACAAAAATACAAATTATCTTTAAAATATTTGCTACTATTTTTTTCTTTACCTTTCATATCATAATATCTTCTAAAAATATTGTGATGTATTATTATTTCATCACCTACTTTTATTAAAGTTTTATATGCTAATGGTACAGAAATTACTTTAGCTTTTTTATTTATAAATTTAAAAGATTCTATATTAGAATTTAATATTAAATCTTTATTATTTACTTTTAAAGTGTTGTTGTATCTTTCTCCTATTGGTTCAACAATAAAATCATATACACTATTCATATTCTAAATTATATTCAACGGATACAGCCATGTTAGTGTTAAACTTCTTCCATGGCAATACCTCATTGTTTTTTTTAATAAAAATATTATAAGAACCATCAGTATCTTCAAATATGATATAGGCTATTTTATGTCCTCCGTAGACTTCTTGCCCAACAGAGTAGTGCATGGCATCATTTTTATAATCAGAACCAATGCTGATCTTTCTTATAATACTAGACATTTTATTCTTTTACTTCTTCGGAAGCTTCAATTTGAGCATACTCACCTGTTTCCAAATCAATGCTAATAGCACCGTACTCTTTTTCTAGCTCCTTTTTATATTCTTCCATCTGTTGGCTTATGCCAGCATACTCATGTAACAGTACGTGCTTTTGATTTTCAACAAATCCAACGTCTCTTAAAAGATTATTCATTGAAGTTTGCTGCTCTTTAATTTTAGCAAGTTGCTCTTCTGTTACTTTGTTTTTCTTTACTTCTGTTTTCACTTTTTTCATTTGATTAAATTTAATTGATTGTAAAATATTTTTATCTTAATGTTAATTTTTTATTTTTTAAATTATTTTGTTTTATCTTTTATTTTTTCAAAAGTACGTAAGCCTCCAAGACCTAACATACCCAATAGCACCGTCATTAAATGCTCCATTTGTAATGCCGGAGGGGCATCAGTTGTTTTTGTAATCCAAATAAATAAATCTCTTATAACAAAGTTGTAAGCTAGTGCAACTCCGCATATCCAACCTATAAAAGGCCTCCAGCCTGCAACAAATAATGTTCTATGCCCGGCTTCAATTTCATTTATTTTAGTTTGTAATTCAATGATTTCATTAGGATCTAATTCTTTACCCTTAATAGCTTCACGAATTTCCCATGCCAAATTACCTGCTGCAGACTTTTTATTGTCACCGCCTTTTATTAAACCTAATAGTAATTTCCACATAATTAAGCTTTATTATAAGCTTCTTTTTCCCAAGGAAGGTTTTTAGCCCCCTCTTGCATTTTATTTCTTGAATACTTTTTTCCTTTCCAATAAACATTAGTATCGTCGTAATCTAAATCACCTCGTTTAAATTGATCTATATGTATCATTTCATGATCAACTACTTTATCAATTTTTTTAGGATCTAGATTTTTATTAACTAATATAGTTCCATTGTTATTAGCTTTACCTAAAATATCACCTCCTAAATCTACGCTATATATAGGTGTATTGTCACAATTATAAGGAGGTGTATTTAGTTTAAACGCCATAAGGAAATTTTTTATTTAAAGCTTCTTTTCTTTTATTACAACCACAAGGCTTTTTTAAACTTTTAGAAATTGAACCTACAACACTTTTAATACCCGTTGCAGTTGTTATTTTTTCAATTGTATCACCAAGCCCTTTAGAATAACTCATTATACAACCGCAAATTCAGTTACATTCAGACCCTTTTGAGTAAAGTCAACTATTGATTTTACGCCACCCGGATCAGCTGTAAGTGCCGCATTAATAGCATCTCTTACACCAGGAGTTGTTTCTGAGCCGTGAGTTAGTACTATAGTATTAAGCACAGGAGAATTTGTGTGAATAGTAGTTTTAGTACCTTCATTAGCTCCAGCTTCATCACCAGAAATAATTGTAATTACTGAACTAGTGTTAATTAAGTGTTGTCCGTCTTCGAAAGCATCCGCGCCTCCGACAACTTTGATAGAAATAAATTTTGCCATTTTATTGTTATATTTATAATTAATTTTTGTCAGGTTTAGCAACTAATTGTCTAACTTTTTTTTTTGTCTTTATCCCCCACCTTTAAAAAAGGTGAATTACCTTTCATCATCATAGCGGCGTTTATTCCTTCTGTACCTTGTCCTGCAATATCTTCTATAGGGTTATAAGCTAAATCAGCTTGTGCTTGATCCATTGGTCCTTGCCCCATTTGACCTTGCCCCATCATAGATGTTGGAGAAGAATATCTTGGGTGATTACCGCTGTAACTTCCTGAATGTCCTTTTCTATCTGCTATATCATTTTCTAAATAATGCATTCTAGCCGAAGATGATAATTTTTTATCATATGCTTCTTTGGCATCATAGCGTTCGTCTGATTTCATGCGTCCCATAGTTTCTTTGTTTTTGTTGTTGTTGTTGTTATTGTTTTTGTTTAGTTATTAGCAATTCCATTTTTTTAAAGCTAAAGCTTTTCTAGTAGGTTCACCATTAGGCTTTTTCATTGGGCCTTTTACTCCACCCATTCTTGCACAAAACGATTTACGTCTTTTAGCCGCTTTACTCCCTTTTTTTAATTCAGAAGGAGGCGTAGTTACAGCAGTTTGAAGATTACTTCCAGGGTTTTCTTTTCTATAAGATTTAACTCCTTTTTCATTTAATCCCCCTTTAGGATCTTTACCTTCCTTTCTAGTCCAGGCTGCTGTTTTTAAAAAAGGCGAATTGTTTTGTATATATGTCATTGCTTTTTTATTTTAATCCACTTACTCAGTGTATAACCGATTGTAACAATCAACAAAATTACTTTTAACCAAACTTCTAAGCTTGTCATGGTTACAACGCCTACAGTTCCATTTAGAGCTATAAGCTTAATATCATTAGACTCCATATTTTACATAGAACCTTTGGCAAGTTGTGTTATAGGACCTGCTTTATAAGCACAGCTTGCTTTTTTAAGTTGCATGCCTGTAATCCCTGAACTAGATCCTTTACCCATAGGAAAACCCATTGTATTTAATGGTCCATCCCAAAGAGCGTTAGCGCCTACAACGCCTGCTTCTGCTTTTACTACTGCTGGTGATTTCATTTT